GGATGCGCTGGTGTGGGCCGTGACGGAGCTGATGCTGGGCAAGGGCCCGGCCGAGACCCCTCCCCCGCTGGACTTGAGTGGCCTGACGCGGCCGAGCCGATGGAGGAGTTAACCTGAGATGAGAGGAGCGAGATGCGATGAGCGAGGGGCAATATTGGCCCGGAGTAGTTGGCTGCCTGCCGCCGGGGGAGTGTACGGAGCAAATGCCTGCACAGGCGATTCATGAGGAGGTTTATGCTTATGGTCGGCTGGAGTGGGAGGGTCTGGCCTTAGATCTGGGCCAGCTGGTCCGGCGACAAATGAGGCGATACATCCATCTCGTACCTGGAGAGATACGGAGATCAAGAGGCGAAAAGACCGTGACCGTTCCGAACGGCGGCGAGGACGGCATCAGGGCAGACATCCAACTTGCGGACGTCGAAACCGTACTCGACTTAATGGGCCGGGAACCTCCCGTGCTGAGAAACGCGATACTCGCACTTGGGGGTGATGAGATGTTAGTGGCAGATCTGATTGTGACGGCACTCCGGGATAACGCCCCTCTGCCTCCATCGGTGGATGTCACCATATGGAAGGCTGAGAGCATCTGGGGAGAGAAAGGAGCGAGATGAAGCGCAACCGGGACGCCCGGCGGATCCCGGGAGCTGAAGGAGGCGGGCCACCTGCTGGACCACGAGGGGGGCACGCAGTTCTATCACCGGGCCCTGAGCCCCCGGGCCCGTGCCCACAAGAGGGCGCGGCGACGGATGGCCCGCGAGAGCCGGAGGCGCAACCGATGAGCCCCCGATGGGCCAAGCCGAAGCCGAAGCCCGGGCCCAACGGCGGAGGGGCGCGGTGCAGTGAGTGCGGGCGGCCGCTGAAGAGCCCGTGGCCGGGCGGAGCACCGGTGGCCTACATCACGGGCAAGGGCCGGGCCCGGGCCGCTGAGCGTCAGTGCAGCCGTCGGTGTATGCAGGCCCGGCTGGAGCGGATACAGTTCAACCCGAAGGGGGGTGATGCCAGTGCCGGAGCCGACAACAGCAGTTCCACCAGAACAGATGCAACCGAGCCCCCTGGGGACATGAGCCGCCCCGGGGGGCCGGAGGGCCAGGATAGCAGTGGGGTGGGGACCCTGGAGAAGTCAGAGGCGGGAGCTAGGAAGGCGCTCAGCAGGCAGGAGCTACTGGAGCGCAACCCGCACCTACAGAGACCAAGCCAGCAGCCAGGGGGGGAGACAGCCTGAGATGAGCGCCAAGGTGAAGAAACAGCAGCCAGCCACGGAGCCAGAGGCCGGGGGGTTCACCTTCGACCCCACCGAGGAGCTAGGCGTCAGTGGCCTGAGGTGGGACCGGGGCGTCCCGGCGGACCAGGCACTGAGGATGCTCAAGGGCGACAAGGCCGTCAAGACGTGGAAGGAGATGAGCCGGTACGATGCCGTGGTGAGGCAGAGCCTGCTGGCCTATCAGATGCTGGTGGGCCGGATCGAGTGGTGGGTGGAGGCCGGGGAGCCAGGCAACCCCAAGAGCGAGGAGGCGGCGGAGTTTGTGGACGGGGCCCGCGACGACATGAGCCACAGCTGGGGCTCGATGGTGGGCGAGATAATGACCTACCTGCCCTATGGCTGGAGCTTCATGGAGCTGGTCTACAAGCGACGGCGCGGGCCCAACCCCACGTCCCCCGGCGAGGGCAGCCACTTCAAGGACGGGCGCTGGGGCTGGCGCAAGATCGTGGGCCGGGCCCAGGACAGCCGGGCCCGTTGGGTCAGGGACCCGGAGGGCGGCATCGGGGGCATGGTGCAGAGGAACCCGGCCAACCGGGCTCTGGTGACCATCCCGATCCAGAAGGCCCTGCTGTTCCGCACCACTGCCGAGGCTCAGAACCCGGAGGGACGCTCGATGCTGGAGGGCGCCTTCCTGGACTGGTACTTCAAGAAGGGCATGAGGGAGATCGAGGCCATCGGCGTAGAGCGGGACGCGGCCGGTTATCCTATTGCCTTTGTGCCGCCGGGGCTGCTGGCCGCGAACAAGACAGCGGCCGATCGGGCGCTGTTCCAGTCCATCCAGGAGATGATCGTCAACATGAGGAGGGATGAGCAGGAGGGCATGGTGTTCCCGCTTGTCTATGACGAGAACGGCAACCTGATGTACGACTTCAAGCTGCTGAGCACGGGCGGGGCCCGGCAGTTTGACATCGACAAGATCATCCAGCGCTTTGACACGCGGATCGCCGGCACGCTGATGAGCGACTTCATCATGCTGGGCCACGGGGAGAGCGGCAGCTGGGCGCTGAGCAAGGACAAGACCGAGCTGTTCGAGGTGGCGCTGGAGGGTGTGGCCGACAACATCGGCGAGACCTTCAACCGCCATGCCGTGCCCCGGCTCCTGGCCCTCAACGGGATGGAGGGCACGGTGGAGCCCCCAGTGCTGAAGCACGGGCCCGTGGAGCGCGTGGACCCGGAGGTGCTGGTGAAGGCCATCCTGGGCCTCTCGCAGGCCGGTTTCGTGATGGCACCGGACGCCGACCTGGAGAACGCCGTGCGGGGCCAGTTGCATCTGCCGGACAAGCCAGAGGACGAGGACGAGGGCGAGGGGCTGACCCTGCCGCCAACGGAGGAGGAGGGGGCCGAGGGATGAGCCCCTGGAGCTTCCCCCGCACCGAGCGCCCCCGGGGCCGCAGGAAGCCCGTTTCGGTGGCCAAGGTGAGGCCCCCCCGGCAGACCCCCCTATGGGCCCAGGTCAACCGGGCCTACATGACCGGTGAGCGCGACATCCGACGCCAGGTGCTGGAGGCCCTGGGGGACATGTTCGACGGCGCCACACTGGGCAAGCTGGAGGCCGCCTTCCTGACGGGCCGCATCGACACGGTGCTGAGGGTTGTGAACGTGCCCGAGGTCATGGAGCGGCTGGCGGCCCGCCTGAGCCCCGCGGCCCTGACCAGCCTCAACACGGGGGTCAACCATCTGAGCCGGGAGATCCTGGCCAGCGGTGGGGTGCCAGCCGGGGTGCTGGCCGAGACCTTCGGCGACCTGTGGACCAAGGAGGCGGAGCGGTTTGCCGGGCTATGGAGCAGTAGGTTGGTGCGCGAGGTGGGGGGCAACACCGAGAAGGCCATCCGCCAGATCACGCAACGGGCCTACCGGCAGAGCCTGGGCACAAGGGCGGCGGCCAAGGAGATCCGCTCCATCATAGGGCTCACCGCCAACCAGGCCGAGGCCGTCACCAACTTCCGGGCTGGACTCATCCAGGCCATCGAGGAGGGCAGGGGGATCAAGTCCATCGAGGGCCGCTGGGGGCTGAGCCGGGACATCCTTCGCTCCGACCGCCAGCTCACTCTGGGCAACGTGGACCGCCTCACCCAGGCCTACCGGACCCGCTACATCACGCACCGGGCCGGCACTATAGCCAGCACCGAGAGCGTGCGCATCTACAACAGCGGCCGCCTTCTGGCCATGCGGCGGCTGGAGAAGGAGACGGGGCAGAAGGGCACCAAGCGCTGGCTGACGACGCCCGACGAACGTGCCTGCGAGATCTGCCTTCCTATGAACGACCAGGAGGTGCCGGTGGATGGCGTGTTCGAGATGGGGCTGGGCGGCACCATAGGCAGCCCCCCGGCGCACACCAAGTGCCGGTGCAGCATGGTCTGGATCAGTGCGCGGAAAGCGGCCAAGCCACGCAGCACAGCAGAGAACCGGGCAGCCCGTAGGTTGAAGGAGATCAGCGATCAGAGGGCGGCAGCCGCTGCGGCAGCGCGAGCAGCACGCACAGCGGCCCAGCTCGCCCCCCGGGGCGCCCCCGCCGGAGGTGCCGGATTCAAGCCAGGAGCCACTGCCGCCAGGATAGCTGACGACAGCCCGGTAACATTCAACGCCGCCGGGGATCTCGAGGGCTTGTCGCAGGCCAGGGTCGCCAGGTATCTCAGCGAGAATGGCGTGACGGCCACCCCAGAGGAGTTCCTGCGCCGGGTCGCTCATTTCCCCGACGACGCAGTGCTCCACGTGGACCAGTTTTCCGCCGTGACGACATTCGGCTCCGACAAGCAACTGGAGATCGCGTTGAGGGCGGTGTCACCGTCTGGGAAGCCTATGGGCAGTATGCACCGAATCGTTGACCTAAGGGCTGGCTACGCCAAGAACATCGCATTGGAGCTGAGTGAAGCCTATCGCGGTCATGGGATAGGGAAGCAGATCCTATCGTCCCAGGTGGAATTTTACAAGACTCTGGGCATCAAGAAACTGGAGCTGTCAACGTCGGACATTGGCCGGTATGCCTGGGCCCGGTACGGCTTTGTTCCGGACAGCCGGAGTTGGACCCAACTGGTCGGGAGCATGAAACGGGCACTAAAGGCTCCGCTCCGGGGATCTTTCTCTGAGGATGCGATCAGTGACATGGCGGCCCTGCTAGAGAAGGTGGCGGGTGACCCAGAGGGGATCCGTTTGGTGGCGTCCAGCCCGCTCGGAAAGGAGCTGTTGCTCAATGGTGCGAGTTGGACCGGATCCTTGGATCTGGCGAGCGCCGAGGCTATGGAGTATTTCAATGCCTACATCGGAGGGTGAGATGGCGAAGAAGCCGACCGAGGGCGAGGTCGAGACGGACCGGGGCCTACACGAGGATATGCTGCCGGACGATAAGTTGCCGAAGAAGCTGCTGGACGAGCTACGTGCCAAGGCCCGGAAGTTGGGAGTGCCCGAGGGCGTCGTGGTGAGATAGACCCACAAGCACCCAGAGGAGGGGACCCGATGGGCAAGAAGAGTGAGGGTATCGGACCCGAAGAGATTGCCCGGGAGACGGCCCGGATCCGCAAGGCGGCGGACCGCATCACCAAGCGGAACGAGAAGGAAAAGCGGAAGCGGCAGAAGAAGGGCAAGCGGGAGGCCGAGACGGTGGAAGTCTATGCGCCCCCCTTCACCTACCTGGACGGCGACGGCGAGATCGTTCACTACCCGGGAACGCCGATGCCGGAGGGGCTGACGCTGGCCGAGTGGAGCCGGAAGAATCCGCCCCGACGGGCCGACCGAGTGGCCATTGTAGGGTTCTGGCCCGGCACCTACCAGCTGGCCCCCCTGGGCGAGGAGGGCTGGGAGTGCTGGGGCTTCAACCCCCCGGGCCCGTGGCACCGGGAGCGCATCCACCAGTTCAGCCGCTGGTTCGAGCTTCACGACCTGGAGATCCACGCGGTGAGGCGCCCCTGGTACGTGGACTGGCTGCGGGACGTTGACCGAGCGATGGAGGACGACGAGCCCCCGCTGCTCTACACCCAGCAGGGGGCCGAGGCCCCGGGGTTCTACGAGGCCAAGAGGTTTCCCAAGGCCGAGATCGAGGCGCTGGTCCCGCACGGGCGCTACCACGCCGGCAGCTTCGACTGGCTGATGGCCATGGCCGTGCTGATGGGCTTCCCCGAGATCTGGGTCTACGGGGTGGCCTTCTATGCCCACGGCGAGCCCTACAGCGCCCGGCCCTGCTTGGAGTACTGGAGCGGTGTGGCAGAGGGGCGCGGGCTCAGGGTGTTTGTGGACGAGATCGGCGACCCAGCCCAGGAGATCCTACGCAACTGCACGCCGGAGGACTTCGAGCAGCTGAGTGCGGGCAGCCCGCAGTACGGCTGGGAGACGGCCAACTGGCTGACGGCCGGGGAGCGTCTGGGGGCAGCCCTGGACGGCAAGGATTTGGCGGACCCGTGGGCAATGGCCCCGGGCCAAGCCCCGAAGGCAGAAAGGAGCGACGAGGAATGAGCAAGATGTGGAAGCGAGAGGGCATGGGGCAGGTCGTGGCGGCGGGCGTCTTCCTTCTGGCAGTGCTGGCGGCCCTCTGGGCCCTGGCCGAGAGGGGGGCCCGATGAGCGCCTTGACGCACATCGCCTTCATCCCCATCAAGGCCGAGAGCCAGAGGTGCAGGGAGAAGTGCACGCGGCCCATAGGGCCAGAGGGGATGCCGCTGTGGTGGTACACGACCCGCGAGGCATTCAGGGCCGGGTTCTTCAGCCGGGTGGTGGTCATCGGGGACAGCCCCGGACTGCATCGCGGTGTGATGGAGTTCAAGCCCTTTGCCCCAGACCTGTTTATCACGGAGAAGCCCCCCACGGGAGGCGGGGCGGCCGGGGCGGTGCTGAAGGCCCTGGACGACCTTGGGCTGGAGGCGGCGGACGAGATCTGCTGGATGCTGCTAGCCACCAGCCCGCTCCGGGACGCCCAAGAGCTGCTGGCCATGAAGGTGGCCTATGAGAAGCTGGACCCGGGCCAGCAGGCGCTGATAACGGTGACGGGTATCGACGGGCGCACCTTGAGGGACCGGACCGGACCTGAGCCTATGCCTATATTGGGGACAGCTCCACCACGGGCCTGGGCCCTGAGCAATGGCGCGGCCCAGGTAGCTAGTGCGGCCTTCCTGCGCCACCACCGGGGATACCACGCCAGCGGCTTCACGCACGGCTGGGACATAGGGCCGTTGCGAGGGTTGGACATAGATACGGAAGAGCAGTGGAGGATGGCCGATGCGCTCTTGTGGCGCGAAGAAGGAGGGGGCCCGGACCATGATGACTGAGGCGCAGAAGGCGGAGCGGCGGGCAGATGCCGAGCGCATGGCGGGGGTTTTTGCTGAGGGCTGGAAGGGTGACTACGAGATCCTGATCCGGGGTATCTGCCGGGAGTGCGGGCTGACGCTGACGGAGGCCATGCTATACTACGCCATCACCAAGCTGGGGGGCCTCCAGAACCAGCTCCACTGGAGGAACGAGGTGCTGGCCAAGAACCAGCCCCTAGTGGAGCAGCAGAAGCGTCTGCTGGATCTCCAGGAGCAAATCTTGAAGGAGCAGGCGGGGGACGACGAAGACTGGAAGAAAGGGGGACCTGACAGTGAGTGACGAGCGATGCCAGTTCTGTAACCAGGCGATCCTGGTGCTATATGGTGGGAGTGCGCAGCCCATCCCGGTGAACATGCCGGGCCAGGTCAGGTGGGTGGAACGGGAGGTGCCGGGCAGGCTGGGCATATCAGCCATCAGCCGTGAGATCCATTACCAGGAGCACGTGGAGACGTGCACGGCGGCCAAGCTGCTGCGCAAGAAGCTGGACGAGGCTGAGGCGCAGCGCCAGAAGGAGGTACGGGTCCGGGAGGCCACAGCAGCGGAGGCGGCTGATGGCGAAGCCTGACGACAAGCCCGGCGACGAGCTTGAGGGCGAGTTTGAGGGCATCCAGGAGATCCCCTGGATGGATGTGGCCACCTGTAGCCGATGCGGCGAGCCCATCAAGGTAGGCCAGGTCATAGGGCTCGACCCGAAGAACAAGCTGATTACCCATGAGGGGCCCGACCTTTGCCATCCACCGGTGGATCCGGCCAAGGCCCACCCCTCCATGATAAAGAAGGCACGGGGAAGAAAGGGGACCCCAGAGCAATGAAGAGACTGAACGTGGGACTGGTAGGGGCTTGGAACCGGAACGCCGGGGACCGGGCCCTTCAGGCAGCAGTGATCCAGCAGGTCAACCCCCGGGGTGTGGCAGTGGAGTGGTGGTGCATGGATTGCCAAGAGCGATTCTTTGACCCGGGGACGGTGGCCAACCTGGGCCGGAAGCTGGACGCGGTGATCGTGGGGCCGGGGGGGCTGCTGTGGAACCGGCCGGGCACAGACCCGGTGAGCGGCTGGCAGTGGAACATCCCCACCGACGTGCTGAGGGACGACTGGCGGATCCCGTTCGCGGTGTACGGCATAGGGACCAGCGTGATGCCCTACGGCGACACCACGGTGGAGCACCCGGAGATCCGGCGCAACCTGGAGATTTGCCTGGCTAAGGCCGTGCGGTTCAGCGTGCGTCTGCCCGAGGTGAAGGTCTGGATGGAGAAGGAGCTGGGGCTGGACGTGAGCCGGGTGACGGTGGCTTCCGACCCTACCCTTGGGCTGAAGGTGTTTCGGCCCTGGAGGCCGGACCAGATCGACATGGCCGAGGGCGAGCAGGGGGGGGACGCCATGCTGTGGCGCGAGGACCGCCTGACCATAGGGGTGTCGCTGGCCACGGACAAGCCGGAGCGCCGTTTCGAGGACGGCTTCGGCGGGATGTTCCGTATGGTGAGCGCCCTGGGTGCTGCACTCCAGAAGGTGGTGGAGGAGACGGACGCGCAGGTGGTGTTCATCCCCCACATAGCGGAGATCGACCGCTGGGCCGTCCAGCTCCTGAAGGACAGCTACCTGGGGGCCAGGATCATCAGCACTGAGGACTTCTGCCCGGGGCTCTACCGGCCTATGGGGATGCGGAACGCCATGACGTTGGCGGGGCTGTATGAGCGGTTCGACGCCGTGGTGGGCGGCCGGAAGCATGCCCTGTGGCTGGCTGCGCGGGCAGCGGTGCCGGCCGTGGCGCTGGGGGAGATGAAGGACGTGGAGTGGACGGCCAACGCCTTGGGCTTCAATCGCTTCCCGAATGTCCCTGAAGAGGGGGAGGAGCTGTGGGTGAAGGTCGCAGCGGAGACAATAGGGAAGATGGCCATGGTGGGCCAGATGGGCGGCTGGAAACGACGGTACAACGAGGGCCGCACGTATTGCTCAACCAGTCCCCCAACCCGAGAGCAGGCCGACCCCCTGGGGCGCCGGGATCCGGTGCTGGCCCTGGTGGAGGCAGCCCAGGAGGACGCAGCGGCGCTGAGCCAGTGGCTGCGGGAGGAGGTGTGCGAGCGATGAGCGACATCAAGCCAGCGCTGACAAAGGAGGAGTGGACCCGCGATCCTCGCGTTGTTCGTGACGGATTCGAGTTTCACTTGCCTGCCGACAAGGTCCCGTGGCTCTCCCTGGGCCTAGAGGGGTCCGAGGAAGGTTACGCTCTAAGCCCGGACACCTTCCACGCCCTAGCCGCCCTCTGTCTCAAAGATCAGCCGTATGGGTTCACGAGGGAGATGGTGGAGAAGCTGAGAAAGCTTGAGTCAGAGTCGCATCACCCGGCGGCATCCCCATTCTTCGGAGACGTGAGCTTCCTTTTAGATGTCGCTGATTCCATCGACGCCCTACTGCCCCGGGAGGTGACGCCATGACCTTTGCCTTTGACATCGACGGCACCCTGGCCGCAGGCGGAGTGCCCGGGGACTATGAGGGGGCCGAACCGATTCCCTCCCGGATCCAGGCCGTCAACGATCTCTATGGCCAGGGCCACCGCATCATCATCTTCACGGCCCGAGGCCAGCTCCGGGGCAACACCAGGGGAATTCTCAACGCCACCCGTCGTCAGCTGAAGCGGTGGGGGCTGAAGTTCCACGAGCTGCGAGAGAAGCCAGCGGCCGACGTGTACGTGGACAACCTGGCCGAGCGGCCGGAGGAGTTCTTCGGCACGGCCGAGCACATGGGGGAGGTGCCAGGATGAGCGCGGACACGGTCAGATTCATCGAGGTCCGGGTTGACCCCAAGACCGGCCTGTGTAATACCACAATCACAAACGCCGAGGCGCGGCTCACCATCAATCAAGGGTTTACGGCGCTGGGCGTTCTTCTCGGGCAATTGATAGGCACCAACCTCCTGGAAGGAAACTTGGACGCCGGGGAATGTACGGCCCACATTGACCATGCGCTCCAGGTGATCGGCAGTAGAGCCCTGAGCGACATTGACAGCGTCTTGGCGGGCGCGACTCGATACGAATGGCAGACACCGGAGGCAGGCGAATGAGCGCAGAACCGAAGGCCAGATTGGTGGAGATCAGCCCCGGCATGTGGGTGGACCCGGATGTGGTGTTCGCCGTGCAGAGGGCCGTCGACGAGAGCGGGGCCTACAAGCTGGGGTACAGTGTGGTGCTGACACGGCCCGGGCTCCAGATGGTGCCGGCCCGGACACCCGACGAGGTAGCGGGCATCGTCAACGGCACGGTGCGGGAGGAGGACCTGGGGGAGCCTGCGCCAGAGGTTCCGCTGGAGCAGGTGGAGCGCCCCAAGCTGGTGCTGGGGGATCAACGCCTTGACGGAGGAGACAACTGATGGCACGCACAATCATCGTGTCCGAAATAGGGATCAACCATCAGGGGAGCCTGGAGGAGGCCCGGCGCCTGATCCGGGCCGCGGCCGATGCGGGCGTGGACGCCGTGAAGTTCCAGAAGCGCAGCCCCCGCGATTGCGTGCCCCGGGAGGAGTGGGAGCGGGAGAAGGAAACGCCCTGGGGCGAGGTGATGCCGTACATCGAGTACCGGGAGCGCATGGAGTTCAGCCGGGAGCAGTTCGAGGAGCTGTGGGAGCTGGCCGATGCCTGCGGCGTCGGGGCTTTCTTCAGCGTCTGGGATCACGCCAGCCTGGACTTCGCTGCGGGGTTCAAGGCCCGGTTCATCAAGATCCCCTCGGCCAAGCTGACGGACCTGCCGCTGGTGCGGGCCGCGGGGTTGCGGTGCGGGCTGGACGGCCGCGACCTGGTGCTGAGCAGCGGCATGAGCACCCAGGTAGAGGTCAATGAGGGTTGCGAGGCGGCGAGCGAAGGCCTGGCGGGCGTAGGAATGCCGAAGGTGGCCGTAGAACGTCACCCCCACATCTGGCTCCTCCACTGCAACTCAGCCTATCCTGCCCCGACCCGGGAGCTAAACCTGAAGGTCATCCGCATGTGGTCAGAGGGGTGCCCCGCTCTTTACGACCACGTTGGCTACAGCGGCCACGAGCTGGGCACTGCCCCTACGGAGTGGGCCGTGGCGCTGGGTGCTGAGATGGTTGAGAGGCACATCACGCTGGACAAGACGGCCAAGGGCTCTGACCACTCGGCCAGCCTCACGCCGGAGGACTTCCGGCGCATGTGTATGCGGATCCGCAGCCTGGAGGAGGCTTTGGGGGACGGGCGCAAGCGCGTGTGGCCCAGCGAGGAACCGGCCCGGCTGAAGCTGCGGGGCGCCGATGACTGAGGAGGGGAAGCAGGCCGAGGCCCTTCTGGAAGCCCTGGGGCCGCTGGTCGAGTTCGATGTGCACCAGCGCGGCACCACCCACCAGATCCCGCTCCGGGGGGTGAGCTACGGGGTGGACACGGTGCGCTCCCTGGTCAACGGGCGCCTCAACCCGGACCTGCCCCTGGTGACGTTGAGGTTCAAGGGCGAGACCTACGTGCTCACGCTCAAGGACCTGAAGCTGGCCGAGTAGCGCATCAAGCGGCGGCAGACGGCCCGTGCGCCCCGGGGGAGGCTTAGACGCCGGAACCCCCTGGGGCGCATAGCTTAACCGCCCCCCTGGCCGCCTCCCCCCTTCCCCACCCCCCCGCCGGCAACCTTTACCTTCCGTCCCGCCCCGGGGTAGTTTTCCCCAGGCGGAGCTACTGGGCCCTGGAGCCCGGAGAGCCTGCCGGCGGCGTGCACGAGATAATGGGCCTCAGAGCCCGATCCGGCCCCGTTCCGAGATTACCGTGATTGTTGGGGGAGTTTGTTCGCTCCTTTCGACCCCAACTCCATGGCCTCGGGCGGGGCCTTTTTCGTGCCCCCCAGACAGCGCGACGGAAGGAGGGTAGACGGCATGGCCGGAGAGCTTGAGCTGCGCGGCACATTCCGGAAGCTGGATGAGGAGCGGCGCCTGGCCTTCGGCTGGGCATCGGTAGCCAGCAAGCTGGATGGTGGAGGCCTGCGCAAGGAGATCGTCGATCATCAGGGCGACATCCTTGACCTGGGCCCCCTGGAAGAGTCCGTCTACAAGTATGTGATCGAGAGCCGGGATGCCGACGTTATGCACGCCCAAGATGGGGTCGGCGTCTTGGTTGAATCCATCCTCTTCACCCCCGAGAAAATCGAGAAGATGGGCCTGGACCCGGAGGTCGTGCCCGTGGGCTGGTGGGTCGGCTTTCGAGTGCTGGACGACGAGGTGTGGAAGGCCGTGAAGGACGGCAAGCTGCGCATGTTCTCGATCCGGGGGGAAGGCGTGCGGGAGGAGGTATAGGAGCACCGTGCCCAATCTGCTGAAGGTGAAGCGGATTCAGACGGTCGGGTTTGTAACAGAGGGGGCGAACCCAGAGGCCGACATCCTGATATGGAAAAGCCGGGATGAGCCAGTGACATTCAAAGAAGTGAAGGGCCAGGAGGCCGCTGATCAGGAGGTCTGGGACTTCACGTCGAATCTGGGCCGTAGCTTGCGAAGCATCCTCCTGGAAGGGGATGGAGAGGTGGATGATGCGGCAAGACTGGCCCTCGCCACGCAATCCCTCGAAGAGTTCGACGCGGCCGTACTTGCCGCAATACCTGCTTGGCTGAGCGGCCAGGCTGTGAACAAAGGAGGACCGAGCATGACGTTCGACATCAACAAGCTCAGCACGGACGCCCAGGCCGAGTTCGGGAAGCTCAAGGAGCAGGCCGACAAGGTGCCCGGGCTGGAGGAGGAGCTGACCAAGGCCCAAGAGGCCCTGGAGGCGGCCACCTCCACCGCACCCTCCACGAACGAGGAGGAGGACGTGGTCAAGGGGATGACCCCGGAGGTCAAGGAGCTGTTTTCCAAGCTCCAGACCGAGGCCGACGAGGCCAAGACGGCCACCGCCGAGGTGGTGGAGAAGCTGGCCCTGGGCGAGCTGGAGACGTTCGCCAAGGCCGAGCTGAGCGACCTGAACGGGGAGGCCCCCGAACAGGCCCGTATGCTCCGCCTCATGGAGACGGCCCTGGAGGAGGAGGACTTCGGCAAGGTGAAGGAGATGCTGAAGGGCGCCTCAGAGGCCGTCAAGCAGGCCGCGATCCTCACCGAGGAGATCGGCTCCAGCACCACGGAGGCCCCGGGCGGGGACACCCTGGCCAAGGTCAAGGCCAAGGCTGCGGAGTTGGTCGAGAAGGGGACCTTCAAGACGGTCCAGGAGGCCACGGCCCACATCTGGAAGACCGACAGGGAGCTGGCCCGGGAGTATGAGCAGGAGCGTTCGGCCCAGGCCTAATCCTCCGCAACCACGGAGAAGGAGAACAGCACAATGGCAACTGAGCAGGGAATCAACCCTTTCTCGTTCGAGGCCAACGCCAGCCTGAGCACCAAGCAGTATCGGGCCATGGCGCAAAACTCGACCACCGGCAAGGTGGATGTCCCGGCCGCGACTACCACCCCGGTCCTCGGCATCCTTCAGAACAAGCCCGGCGCGGCCGGACGGGCCGCCTCGATCCAGACGATCGCCGGGACCATCACCAAGGCATATCTGGTCTCGACCGCCTCGGGCGGAGGCATCGCCATCGGAGCCGAGCTGGTGGCCCAGGCCACTGGATACCTGGGCGTCAACAGCACGCACGGCGCTAATTACGTCTTCGCCAGGGCGCTGGAGGCGCAGGCCACGTCCACGTCGGCCCTCGCCATCCTCAGCGTCATGATCACTCACGAGGGCCTCAATTCGTCCGCCTGATGACGGCTGACGATCTTTTTCTACTCACTGAGCACGGAGGATAGATCATGCCTCAGCCGTCGTCCCCCGATGTCCATGTAGATGCACCGCTGACCAACATCAGTGTGGCCTACATCCAGGCAACGGATCTCTTCATCGCCGGGAAGGTCTTTCCTGAGATCCCGGTGGAGAAGCTGAGTGACAAGTATTTCGAATTCCCCAAGGGAGACTGGTTCCGTGACGAGGCCGAGGTGCGCGGCGAGGCCGCCGAGAGCGCCGGGTCCGGGTACGGGGTCAACTCCTCTGCCACCTACAACTGCCGCGTCTGGGCCATGCACAAGGACGTGCCGGCCCGGGTGGTGAACAACGCGGACAACCCGCTGAACCCGCTGGGCGAGGCGGCCGAGTTCGTGACCCAGAGGCTGTTGGTGCGGATGGAGAGGCTGTGGATCACCTCTTTCTTCAGCACCGGGCTGTGGGACACGGAGAGCACTCCCAGCAATCTGTGGTCCAGCTACACCAGCTCGGACCCGATCACGGACCTGGAGACAGGGATCCAGACCATTCTGGAGGACACCGCCCTGATGCCCAACACCCTGGTGCTGGGCTACCCCGTGTGGCGCTACCTGAAGCATCACCCCGACATCGTGGACAGGTACAAGTACACCAGCAGCGAGAGCGTCACCACCGAGATGTTGGCGGCCCTCCTGGAGCTGGAGCGGGTGCTGGTGGTGAAGAGCGTCTACAACACGGCGGCCGAGGGGGCAACGGCCTCCATGAGCTTCAACGCGGGCAAGCACGCCCTGCTGGCCCACGTGGCTCCGTCTCCCGGGATCATGACGCCGAGCGCAGGCTACACCTTCAGCTGGACCGGGGTGAGCGGCGGGCTGGGCGAGACCGTGGGCATCGACCGTTTCGAGATGCGCAAGCTCAAGGCCGAGCGGGTTGAGGGCGAGAAGGCCGTGGACATGAAGCTCGTGGCCAGCGACCTGGGATACTTCTTCGACGGTGCTGTGGCCTAATAGGGGCCCGGCACGCATGACCGCAACAGGACGAAAGGGGACCTGACGATGGACATGCTGAACCACGTGGTATGTAAGCAGTTCGGAGACGACGCCATCGAGGCGGCCGACGAGCTGCGCAACCGGATGCCCGGAGAATGCGTGGACGCGCACGGTTGGAGAAACCTGCGCACCATGCTGAAGCACAACTTTGTCGACGTGCTTCCCGAGCGTACCGACCCGGTGCCCGACACCCAGGGCAGATGGTGGGCCGACGAGCCGACCCTGCTCCGGTACAAGCGGACACCAATGGGGAAGGCTGCGGAGGCGGCTGCTGGGGGCGATGAGGGAGCCCCGGCCGCCACCGCGCCTGCTCCGCCTCCCCCACCCTCAACTCCCGGGACGGCCGGGCCCGCTACTGGGCCCCCCTCAGACGCAGAGCCGTCCTACAAGCCAGAGATGTTCAAGCCGAATCGCTGGCGCCTCTCGGACGGTTCCGTTGTGATGGGTAAAAAGAAGGTCGTTTGGGCCTTGCAGCTGGAGCTGGAAAGGGAGGGCGCTGGCGTCTGACGCTGGGGCATCTGGGAGGAAAAGCAAAGCGCATGGTCAACACCCTATCGCTCGGCCAGGTGAAGGTCGGGAAAATCATCGGAGAGATCCACGCCACGGCCGGGAGCATCGGGTCTTCGGAGCTGGCCACTGATGCGGTGATCAGCGCCAAGATCGCCGCGGCTGCCGTGCTGAGCACGCACTAC